GGGGGGGGGGGGGGGGGGGGGGGGGGGGGGGGGGGGGGGGGGGGGCGGTGAGCCTCCGCGTTCGTCCGCTCCGGCCTCGCACGCCGTCCCTGCCGGCCGCGTGTCGCCGTCGAAGTCAACCGTCGTGATCGCCGCACAGGTCGCGGTCGGTACCAGGTTGTCGGCAGCCGTTGTCGCTCCCGTCAGGTGCAGGTCGTAGGTCGCGTTCACGAACGTGGGCGAGACCGGGTAGACGTCGCCGGTGCCGCACGTGCCGTTCTGCGACCCGCCATAAGTCTCGACGGCGTTGTAGCTCCACGTCGCGGTCGCTGTTCCCGAGTCCCACGACGTACAGCCGGTGTTCGCTCCATCGGGCCAGATCGGGGCGAGGTTCCCGGTGACGACGAAGGAGGTCTGTGACGCGGTGCCGCCGGCCCCGATGTTGATGTGGATCGGCGTGTTCGCGGTGTTGAACGCGATCACCCACGCCCCCCGGATGCTGTGCGTCCCCGCCCTCGGCTCGACCGTGATCCCGGAGTTGCAGTTGTCCGAGTTCGTCGTGATCGCGTTGTTCACGATCGTCATCGGCCCGTTCACCGCCGAGCCGGTGTCCTCGACGAAGATGCCCTGGCAGGCGACGTTGTAGATGCGGTTCCCGGCGATCGTCGCGTCCTGCAACCCATAGATGTGGATCGCGTCCATGTGGCAGGCGGCGCAGTCACCATTCGCGTCCGGGCACGAACCAGCCGGTAGCGCGGTCGAACTCTCCACGGTGACGTACGTCGACGGCCACGTGTTGCAGAACCGCGACACCGACTGGATCAGGTTGTTCGAGAACGTGAGGCTTTTGACCTCGTTCCCTCCGGCGATGCCGGTGAACCTGACCTCGATGCCGGTGCCGGACTGGTCTCCGCAGCACGCCGGACCGAACGTGTTGTAGGAGAACGTCCAGAAGATCGCGTCGCCGCCGATGTTCATCATCGCGTCATGCACGGACTTGTCGACGTTCACGTGGTTGTGCAGGAACGTGACATGCGTCGCCGAGGTCGAGTCCGTGACGTTGGTCTTCTGGATCGACGGGTAACCGCCACCGTTGACGTTGAAGTATTCCAACGTCAGGTAGCTCGACCCGCCCGCCCCGAACTGCAACGTGGCAGGACTGCCGGAGTTGTCGAACGTGACGCAGAAGTCGGTCTCGGGCCGGAACACGATCGACGCCCCGGCCGCCTTGTTCGTCGTGAAGTTCTGGTCGCCATAACTGCCGCACTTGACGAGGACGAGATCGCCCGCGGTGGCGGCGGAGTAGGCGGCGGGGAGGCTCGAGCACGCCTGCGCGTCCACGTAGGCGCCAGCGGTCGCCTGACGGGTGCAGGTGCCGCCGTTCGTGTCCACCCACAGGTTCGCCGAGACGAGGGTCGCGGTCTTCTTGCCGCCCGCGCCGCCAGCGCCCGTGTAGGCGGTTGTCAGCCCTCCGGCGAGCGCGCCAAGCACGACGGCCGCCCCGAGGCTGACCCAGATCACCTTGCGGCTAACGTTGATGTCAGGCTTCTTCGGCATCTACCAGCAGGGCCACCGCGACGTCACCCAGAGCCATTTCGGGATGCCGATGGGTGTCGTCGTCCACGTCCACCAGATCACTTGTTGCGTTTCTCCCCCGGTGCGGCGGTGGCCGCTTCGATCTCGGGCTCAGACTCGTCGGCCGCTTCCTCGTTCTGCCCGTCGTAGGCGCGCGCGCCAGCCCACGGCTTGAACAGATCCTCACGGCCTTTCAGGGCCGGATCCTTGGCGTCGACGACCTGGCCGGCGGCGATGTGGACGCCTAGGTCGCCGGCGTAGAACCCCTGCGTGGCTTCGTAGTAGTCGTGTTGGCGTTTCCTGGGTCGTCCCATCGCTCCTATCCTTGGGTTCGTTTGGCGGTGCCACCGGACGTGTAGGCGTTCGTGAACGTCGAGTTTTTGAGGTCGAAGGTGTTGGCGTTGACGAACGCGACGCGCCAGTTGGCGGCGTTCGCCTCGACGGTGCCGCCGACCCCGGTGATCGTGACTCGGTCCTCGTCACGGAACGTGTGGCCGGTGCTGGTGATGCGGATCAGCCCGCTGCCGTTGTTGGCGGCGCCGGTGATCGCCCGAACGAGGGCTTTGTTGCGTTTCTGCTGCTGCTGGCCGGGCGTGTAGTCCGCACCGCTCACCCGGCGTCGACGACCTTCGGCGGTGTGCGGTTGTTCTGCTGCGTGTTGTAGTCCACCGATTTCGGGCCGGCGAACTTCACCATCCCAGCGGACGCGGGCGGCGGCACCATGCCGGGCGGGGTGCCGGAACCGGACACGTTCGCCACCTGGCCCTTGCCGGTCTGGATCGCCTGCACCGACGGCGCGGACTTCGGAACCTGAACGCTCATCTGCGGCCTCCTATTGCTGCTGCTGTTCGCTGGAGTAGTTGCCTGGCTGCCCGGGTTGCGGCTTCCCGATCTGCGGGATGTGGTTCGAGGGGCCCTTCGCACCGGACTGCGGCGCCTTGACGACCTGCCCCTTCCCTGTAACCGGCGCTTTGCCGTGGACCTTCGCGGCGGCCATCAGGCGCCGTCCTCGTCTTCGGGCTCCGGCTCCGGGGCGGGCTCGGGCTCCTCGGCTGGGTCGGGTTTGAGGTCTTCGGTTGTGAGTGGCAACGTGTTCTCCTTTCGGCCGACGGTTTGGGGGCAGGCGAAAGCCCACCCCCAAACCTCCCGGCGTCGGTCTAGGTGGTGCCTGTCATCGCGACGAACGCGTTGGCGGACAGCACCTTCGAGCTGTTCCTCCACCACGCATAGATGCCGCGCTGCCCGACGGGCAGGTTCCCCTGCGACGCGCCGAACAGGAACGGGATCAGCTCGACGTGCAAACCGATCCGGTCGACGATCAGGAAGTAGTTGAAGTCCCCGATCACCATGATCTTCGTGGCGTTAACGACGGTGGCCTGCATCGCCGACGCCTCCCAGGCGCCCCTGCCGAGCAGGGTTGCCCCGGTGTTGCCCGGCGTCGGTGTCTGCGTGACGAGCCCCTGCGAGATGTACAGCCACAGGGCGGCGCCGCCGGCGGTGTCGATGCCGCGGATGACGTTGTAGATCGCCCGGTTCGCTACGAAGCTCGCGTTGGGCCGGAACCGTGGGGGCAGGGCTGCCTCCAGGGCGTACACGTTCGCGGCCGTTACGGTCAAGCCTGTGGCCGCAGCGGACGTGTTCGTGGTGCCCACGGTGAATCCTTGCGGGAACACGGTGGTGCCGACGCCGGTGACGAACGCGGCGCCTTCTTCGTCGTCTTTCGCGTCCTGGAACAACTGGGCCATCTCCGTCTCCATGCCGGCCCAGTCCTCCTGGATCTCCACCGAGAACGGCACGAACGCCTGCGCCTTCGTGACCGTCACCGTCGGTGCCGCCATTGTCGGCGAGTTGTCCGACGCCACCGCGATTTCAGCCGCGCGGGAAGCCGTGATCGCGCCCGAGCTGATGCCGTTCCACGTGTTCGAGCCCGTGATCGACTCCACCCGCGCCAGGGCCCTTGCCGGGTTGACGACGCTGTTCGAGGTGGGGATGACGGTCGGGTCGAGCGTGAACGGCACCGCCTGGCCACCCGTCAGGGCACCGAGCCCCAAAGCTCGCTGCTCGTCGGGGGACAGGCTCATGTGCGGATGGCCGCCACGCATCACGGACGTCATTGCCTTCCCGAACGCCCGCTTGTAGATCGGGCTGCCGGTGATGAGGAAATGCCGTGCGGTCTCGCCCGGTGTCGCCTCACGCGTGTGGTGGATCAGCCGCTCCATGTGCGACTTGGCGCGGGCCTCGTCACAGACGTTGCTGGCTTTCTTCGAGTCGAGGATCGGGATCACAGCGGTCTCGATCGCTCGCTGTGCCCGGTCGACGCTCTCGTCCCGCATCTTCTCCGGGCTCGAGAACAGATCGGCACGGATTGTGGATGTGTCGTAGATGTCGTCGCCGCGGACAGCGCCGGGCCGTGCGGTGTGGAACGCGAGGTCGTTGAACTCGGTGCCGCGCTCGAGGTTGTCGGGGTTGGCGGCGAACTTCTCGATCGTCCGCATCCTCGCCCGCAACTCGTCGAGGAGAGCGTCGTTGGCGTCGCGTTCCTCGCACAGCTCGTTCCAGGTGCCGCGTTCCTCCTCCGGGATGATCTGCCCGGCGAACTCTTGGTCGATTTGCTTGAGCAGCCCTTCGATCTCGTTCTGCCGCTGCTCGAGCTCCTCGATGCTCATGGCAGTCGCCATGTCGGAGCCTCCTTCTTCGCTTTCGTTCCGTATAGGGGGCTGCGGCCTGACGTGCCACGGTGGCTCCTGCCGGCCGTGACCAACTCAGGTGCGGGTGCTGCTGACGCCTCGGCGTCGTCTTCGGGTTCGGGCGGCTCGTCTTCCTGTGTTTCGTAGGGGACGAGTGCCCCAATCTCCGCCAAGATCGCGTTCATCTTGGGGATGTTGACTTCGTCGCCTGGATCGTCCTGCTCGGCGATGTACCGGGCGCCGAGCTGCAACATTTGGGCGAGACAGGAGAGGTCTTCGGCGTCGACGCGCTCCTCGGCGCCGGGAAGGGCGGCGATGAGTTGCCGCAGTTCGGCCGGGTCTTTGACGAGGTCGGCGAGTTGCCACCGTCGCGTGGCCGACCGGATGGTGGCCGTGGCGCCCTCGTAGGCGGGGAACGTGACCGGCCCGAACTCGCGGACGGCGGCCTCCGTGACCGTCCGCTCCGGCAGACCCTCGGGGTTGTACTCAGATGCCTTGGGATGATCGTTGAACACCTCCTGGATCACCTTGAACCGAAAAGACGACCCGTAGGCGCCCTTGCGGAGGCCGGATAGCAGGAGTGGCGGCAGACCGTCATAGAGTTCGACCTCGTAGGCGGCGCCAACGTCGTCGGAACCCAACGACAAGATCGACCCGATCGGCTTGTCGCCGACCTGCTGGTCGCGTCCATGCTGGAAAAGCACCTTCATGGTGTCGCGGCTCTCAGCGTTCGTCTTCTCGAACGCTGTGGGCGACATCCGCTCTAGAAATGGCCCGGACCATTCACCGTCGATCCTCGCCCATTGGTTGTAGACGGCGTAATGGCCGCCGAGAATCACCGGGCCGTCCCCGTTAGCGGAGCGGATCTCGGCGCCCGCAATGGATTCGCGGTAGAGATCTTCGCGTGCCGGTGTTGTCTTCATTGTTCTCCTTTCGCCGTGAACTGGGCGAGCATCCGTTCGGCCTCTTGACGTGTCATGGCAGCACCGTTCGCGCCCGACTTGCCTTCCAACGCGGCCGGGTCGCCCGGGCTGCCCGGCGGTAGCTGCTTCGGCTGCCCCGACGGGACAGGCGTCCCCACAACCAGGCTGCCCTTCCCCTGCGTGACCGTCCCGGCCGGTTGGAGCTGCACCGAGTACATGCCGGTGTGCTCGAGCTGAGACCAGTCCGGCGCGATCTGCGCCACCGCGGATGCCGGGTCGAACCCGGCAGAGATCAGAATGTGGAGCGTGGTGGCTTTTTGCCCGTCGATGGCGGCTTGCTTGTCGGCGTCTTCGGAGAGGGCGGCGATGTCGCGGGCGTCGTACCAGAGAATCGAGTCCGACGGGACGTCGATGATCGGCGCTAACGCCGCCGCCGCTCCGCCCCACAACGTGCGCATCGTCAGGTCGGTAAACCTCCGCATCGCCTGCGCGTAGTTCGAATAGGTGGCGGAACTGAGACCGTCGTTCAGGCCGACGATGATCGGCGGCACCTCGGCGGCGGCGGCGATCCGTGTCTCGCCGGCGCCCTGCACCACCTTGAAGTCGATCTCCTGGAAGTTCGCGCCAACCACTTTCATGTCCGACCCGGCGCCGAGCCACATCGTCTTGTACGCGTTCTCGACGCCCTCCTGCCGCTCACGGAAACGAGCCACCCACCTGTCGAAGTCGTCCTGGTTCGTCATTCCCGCCAACGTCCCCACCATCGACGGGGTCGCGCCGTTGTCCAAAAACTTCTGCTTGTGACGGGTCATGCCCTTGTCGGCGATGATCTCGTTGATGACCGGGGTGAGCCATGACATGCCGCGGTAGGTGGCGGTCGGGTCGGGCTTCGGCGCCCAGTGCGCCACCTGGGGAACGTCAAGCAGGATCGGTTTCTTGCCCTTGCGCTGTCCGCCGGGCCAGTAGGCGTAACCGATCACGTCCGAGTTGAGATCGCCGATCTCGTCGCCGCCCAATACGATGTCGACCCAGTCCGGCCGCAACCGGCGGATCCGGTTGCCTTGCCGCAGCCCGTAGAAGTTGCCGGCGAGGTCGTTGTCCTGGATCATGCGGGTCAGCAGATCGCGGGTGGTGCCGTTCGGCCACGGCGTCTCGAGCAACGTGAGCGCGTCCGACCCCCACAGGTCGCCTGGCCGGCCTTGGCGCATCCTGCGGAACTGGAACCTAGCCTCGCTGAACAACGACGAGCGGACAGCCATGCACGCGAACACGACCCCGCACGACTTGTACGCCTGCTCCACATAGGCGCGGAAGTTCGACTCCATCGTCTCCGACGGGCCCGCCAATGACGGCGTCGGGACGGACGTGTACGAGTTGCCCTGATATGTGAACTGGCCGATCATGCCGAGCCAGTCGTTGATCGTGATGGCAGGGAAAGAGTCCCGCTCCTCGACCTTCGAGCGGCGACGAAGCGTAGGGAGGTTCACCTAAGCGAACGCCGCCATCGGTACGAACTCGGCCATCTCGACCGACGCGGCCGGGAACGCCGCCATCGCCAACGCGATCAACCCGTCAATCGGCCGGCTGAGCTTCGGATCCTTCACCAGCCGCCAGCCGCGCTCGGTGTTCTTCACGCTGCCGGCCATTACATGCGCGCGCAACGCGGAGTCGCCGTCGTGGACGAGCTCCCCGGCTTCGATCAACCGGTACAGGTTCGCGGACGCGTTCGCCATCCGCTCATGCGATTGCGGAAACTCCAACATCGGCAACCCCTCAGCCATCAAAATCTCCGCAGAACGCCTGAACGACCACGGATCGTACACCACCGTCTGCAAATTCCCGAGGTCGGCGCACACCTCACGCACCACAGCCTCGACCTGCTCCAACGGTAGCCCGCCCTCCGCCGGCCGCATGATCAAAGCTTTGACAGCGAACCGGCCGTCCGGCCTCGACGACACGGTAACCACCGCTGTCGAGTCCTTCCGCACGCCGAGGTCGACAGCCACCCACGCCGGATCAGCCGGTTCGATCTCCAACCCCGGCTCCGCCAGCCCATCCCACAACCCCGGCTCCAGCCACGGCTCATCCCCTTCGGTCCAGATCCCGCACGCAAACCGGAGCCACTGCCACGGAGTCATCGACGGCGAATCATGCCGGCGACGCAACGCGCTCTCGGTCTGCCATGACGCCGGGTTCGCCGCAGCCACCACCGCCATGTCATGAACATCCTCAGCATCCGTCAGCGACCACTCGCGCAACACAAAATCCCCGTCCGCAGAACGGGCATGCGTGTGCTTCGTCACCGGATCACGCTTCACATTCTCGAGCTCGAGCGCCATCCGTCGCAGCACACCCAACGGCGAATCCTGGGTCGCGCCGGCCGTCGAGATCGTCAACATCCGGCCGCGTCGGGGACCGAGCCCATCACGGAACACACCGTAAAGCGCCGCCGACGGATGCCTATGCAACTCGTCCACGAGCGCCAGCGTCGGAATCACGCCGTCGCCTGTCTTCGCGTCCGCGGCCAACACCCGAATGTGCGGCCCATCCTTCCCATGCCCCGGCAACCTGATCTCCCCATACCCAGACTTCACATCAAACCGTGACTCCATCCCCGAACGGCGAACCAACCCCGCCGCCTGACGATGCAAAATCCGGGCCTGATCCTGCGACGACGCGCCAATCACCGCGTCAGCCTCCGGCCAAACCTCCAAATGGAACAACGCAAGCGCCGCCAACAACGTCGTCTTCCCATTCTTCTTCGGAATCACGATCAGCAGCTCGGTCGCGCCTGCAAAGTGATCCTCGAGCATCACCCGCTGGAACGGCTCGAGCTGGAACGCCGAACCGTCCTCCACACGCAACTCCGAGCAAAACTTCGAGAACGCCGCCAGCGTGTAGCCCGAGTTTTTTCCGTGGAACTT